TCAGGTGATGACGAACAGGAGAATGACGCCCGCGGCGACGGCCGCCCAGCAGACGCCGAGGATGACCCCGGCGGCTGCGAGGAGGGCGTGCTTCACGTGACGGGCTCGTGGAATGCTTCGTTCCACACGTCGATGCCGCCGTACCCGTCGACGGTGAGGCCCTGGGCCTTCTGGAACGCCCGGATGAGCGCCTCGAGCTCGTCCCCGTACAGGCCGTCGTTACCGAACCGGGTCAGCCACGTCTTGCCCTTGCCGATGTTCCAGCCGCGTCGGCCGAGCTGGGTGACGAACTCCTTGATCCACTGCCGGTCCGTCCGCCCGCTCGCGGTGCGGTCGTAGAACCCCGAGTGGGAGCGGTTCGAGTTCTCCTTGGGGCCGATGTAGTGACCCTTCGGCCAGGGGAACTTGTGGCCCGGACCGGGCACGTTCCCCGACGGCTTGGGGGCGGGCTTCGGCTTGGATCCGCCGCCCTTGCTCTTGTCGCCCAGCTTGGGCCGCCGGGCCTTCTCCCACGCCGCCATCGTGTCCTTGCCGACGAGTCCGTCGTCCTTCACCCCGAGCTGCCGCTGCAGGGCGCGGGTGTCCCGGTCCGTGTTCGGCCCGAACTTCCCGTCCGCGGCCTTCCCGGTGTAGCCGAGGGCGTCCTCCTGCCAATCCGCGATGCGGGTGTGGCCGGTCTTCGGGTCCTTGTCGTACAGCCCGAGCGGCGCGGTCGCGTTCACCGTCTTGTACGTCGAGCCACCACCGCCGGGGGCCGCTGCGCCGGAACCGCCCGACAGTCGACCCGCACGGATGTCGCCCATGATGTACGGGCCGGGGCATCGGGTGGACGCACCGCTCATCTGCTGGTGGCCCCACACGCCCGCACCCACGCCCTTCTTGCGGAGGTACGTCCGGAGTGCCTTGAACGCATCCCGAGCCGCCTGCGTCAGCTCCTCGTTGTCACCGACGATGAACAGCACGCCGACGGTCGTCGAGTTGTGGCCGGTCGCGTGCGCACCGACACGGAGGCCGCGGCCCGTGTGGATCCTCCCTGACTGCCCGATCGCGTAGTTGTAGCCCAGGTCAGCCCAGCCGCGCCCGGTCACGTGGTAGTTGCGCCAGCCGCGCAGTCGGGATGCCTCCTGCGCCAGGGTGAGCACGCCGATGTCCCGGCCTGCCGCGGGGTAGTGGGCCACGATGCCCCGCGATCGGGACGTGTTCATCGGAGACCCGCCCGCGGGGGTGCTGGTCCAGACGTTACGAGAATGGATCGTCGCCATGGTCAGGCCTCCTCGTCCTCGGGGACGGCCGCTTCCACGTCGTCGTCCTCGTACTCGTCGTCGTTGTAGATGTCCTGCGGGTAGTCCCCGTCCGGGTGCTCCCCGTCGATGTCGGTCTCGGTGTCGTCCGGGATCTCGATGTACTCGTCGCCGTCAGGGACGGCTCCGTGCGGGTTCGCGCTCATGTGCTCCTCCTGAATGCGAGTGGCCCCGCCCTGGTGGGCGAGGCCTGTGGTTGTGGTCGGTCAGTTGTCGATCTCGGGGGGTGGAGTCGGAGGGAACCGGTCCTTCTCCGCGTCCGGGGTCTGCATGTAGGCGTGCCACAGCATCGGGTAGTGGTAGCGGAACCACTGCACGAGCCGCCACGCCTTCGCCGCCTCCCGCTCCTTCCGCTCGTAGTCGTCGCGCAGCCTCGACAGGGCGGTGTCCTCGTCGAGGACCCGTTCCTTCCGCCGGTGCTTGAAGTAGTCGATGACGACGTAGACGACACCCGCACCACCACCGCCACCGAGGAGGATCTTGAGGAGCTCAGAGTCCATCCGTGCGCTCCTTACTGATGTCAGCGGCGAGGCTCACGACCTCGACCCGGTCCCGAATGCCGGGGATGAGCGACCCAGCGAGGAGCGTGAAGGCTGCGTACGCGGCGGTACCTCCTCCCCGCGTCCACGTGATCGGCTCCTCGAACATGAGCGCGCTCTGGTTGATGGTCAGCACGATGCCGGCGATGACGACCAGGCTGACCCCGAGCTGCTCGAGGTGTGGCGTCTTCGCGAGGATGCCGCGCAGGGCGAGCGCGCCGCCGATGAAGAACACTGCGCCCCACGCGATCGCGGGGATGGAGGAGTTGAAGAAGTCGCTGCTGGACATGGGTGGGGCGAGGATGAAGAAGCCGCCGGCGGTCATGAACACGACGAACGCGGCGGCTCGCAACCATCGTTCGATGCGGCGTCGCCGGGCTGCCTTGCGGGGCATCATGAGGCCTTCTCCCATCCCTGCGGGTACGCGGTCGGCGACCACGAGTTGTTGTCGATGAGCGACCGGTACACGTCACCCTCGAAGCGCACCATGTCGCCGGTCATGTAGAGGTCGTCGCCGGCGTGCTTCTGCACCCACTCCGGGATCTCGCCCTCCTCGACCTTCTGTGTCCATCCGGCGACGCCGGGCTCCCACGCGTTGCCGTCGTGGTCGGAGATCCAGTCGTGGCCGTCGTGGGTGGCCTCCCATCCCTTCGGGTAGGAGTCATGCGCGCCGGACGGCTGCCGCCACGGATCCCCCGGCCTGAGGCCCTGCGCGTCGAGGTAGCGCCGGTTGAGGTCCGCCATCTGTGTCTCCGCCTGGGCCAGCGTGCGGCGCCGGTCTTGCTCCGCCCGGATCGCGGCCGCGTACTTCGCGAGCTCCTCGTCGGTCGCGTCGGTTATAGCTCCCATGTCGGCATCTCCTCGGGCAGTGCGGGTGGGGTGGCGGTCAGGTCGGTGATCGGCTGCCCACACGGGCCGCAGACCACGTCACCCGGATCAGCAGGGATCGGGATCGGCGTCTCCGCGTTCTCACAGGCAGGGGTGTGGCAGGTCGCGTGCATCATTCCCTCTCGATCGCCGCCCAGTAGACAGTGCCGGAACCGGCGTTGCGGGTCTCGTGCGGATTCCACACGCGCAGCTGAAAGCTGTCCTTCGTGATCGTGCCGGACGCGGGGACCGGGCTCACGAGCCCGTTCGTGTGGGACAGCATGATGACCGGTGGGGTGGTGAACCTGCCCGCGGGGAACGTGACGGTGACGTCATGGCTGTTGAGGTTGCCGGCGGTGATGGTCGGGTGCGACACCTCACCGGTGATGACCGTCCCCGCGCCCCGCACAGACCCGTCCGCGAGGAACGAGTACGGCCCCCACTCGCCTGCACCCGTCCCGTCGACCCGGTATGTGCCGATCGAGGACCGGATCTCACCTGGGCTGTCGTTGGGGAACGAGTTCTGCTCAGGAGGGTTCGCGTAGGTTTCCCACCAGCGCGGAAGGTACCGACCTCTGGAAGTTCTGGCGGAAGCAGGCGACGACATCACCGCGTGCAGATCCGTGCGGGTGGGCACACTGCTCTTCTTCGCGAAGCAGAAAGATGCCTCCGCGACCCCATCCGGGACGTCCCCCAGGGTCCACAGCAGTGCCGATCGGTGGAGGTATCGAAACCTCGTCACCGGCCCCACAGGAGTCCCCAGGGTCCCCGTCCGCCAGCGCATAGCGCCCCACCAGTCGTCCCCGTTGTCACCCACGAAACGATCCGCAGTTCCCGACTCGTACGAGACGAGGTTGCCCTGCCCATCGAGAGAGTGGAACCGGGCCCCGTCCCATGCGAGCCCCACCGGCTCACGCATGTCCGCTGCGTACCAGGAGCGGGCGACATCATCAGGCGCGGTGACCGCCTCGTCGTAGCAGACGAACGGCATCAGATCAGTGCGCTGCTGCGCGATGATCTTCTTCCGCCCGTCCCCGTAGTCGAACTCCCCGAACAGGATCTGGGTGACGTCCGACTTCATCACGAAGTTGGTGTCGTACTGCTGGACGAGTGCACCCGTCGTCGGGTTGTACGACCGGTACGTGTGGAGGCCGGTGACCCACGACTGCGCGATCACGATGCGGGAGCCGTCGTTGCCGATGCCCGGCTGGTAGGTGCCCGTCCCATACGAGGGGTACTCCCACCGGCGCTTCTCCACCCCAGCGAGGCTGTAGACGACGACCATGCGAGGTCTCGTCGGAGTCGACCCGTCGCCGGACTTCGACAGCCCCGCAGCGAGCACGTACAGCTCCCCGTTCAGGATGGTGATGCCGTTGACGCGCACACGGAACGACGTGTCCCACCCACCAGCCAGCTGCCCGGTGGGGGTGATCTTCTCGATGCGGACACGGCCACCCTCCGACAGTGGGGTTGAGGTGGTGACGCACCGCCAGAAATGCCCATCCGCCCATGCCAGCCCAGCAGGCGACTCGCCCTCCGCCAGCGGCGGGAACGCGGTGCGGTCCCAGACGTTCGTGATCTGCGGGGCCGCCGTCGGTGGCACCACACCCGACTCGAGCTCGAGGACACCACCGGATGCGATCGCGCCGGGTCCCTGGATCGCCATACGCCCGGTCGCCGTCAGGGTGCGGGCGGACAGGTCGCCCCGGAACTGCGCCTCGCTGCCGTCAGACGGCAGGCTCACGTTCAGGGCACCGTCCGGCCCGAACTGGCGGATCCCGAAATCCTCCGTGATCTCCACGGTGTCACCCGCACGGAACGACGAGGAACGGATGTCGAGGCCCCGCGCACTCTTGAAGTCGAGCGCGTCGACGGCGAGGATGTCGCCCGTTGCCGCCCCGAACGCCAACTGCTCCGTGTCGACGGTGCCCGCGGCGATCCGGGCGCCGTGCATGAACCCGACCGTGATCACACCCGCGTCGATCGACTGGATGATGCCCGACTCGGCGGTGACCGCCCCCGCGAGGATGTGCGGCGTGTTGATCGAGTTCGGCTCGATGAGAGTGCCACCGACCATCGGCAGCATGACAGGGGCCGAGAACTCGACGCGGCGACCGTTCAGTGCGCCGTTAGCGCGCAACCCGAACGCGAGCCGATTCCAGGTGCCCGTACTTGGCACCAGTACCTCTCCCTCGACTTTCGCCCACGTGTTCGCTGGGACAACAGCGCGGTTCGTAGCCGTCGCCGGGTTTGCCCACCCCAGGGTTGCGGACCCCAGCTCACGCAGCCGGAATCCCATGCCCGCATTGCCGACAGGAATGTCCACGTCTGCTCGCACCCACACGGACACCGAATACCGCTTGCCCACCTCGACCGCTGCGAGGTCGGGAGCGAACGACCCTGCGACTGACTGCACCAGTCCGCCCAGGTAAGGAAACACGGCGCCATTCGGATCAGAGTGCTGAATCGACAAGACTGGTTCACCCGTAGGCCCACCCGACGCAGAGATCTGCGGGTTGTAAGACGAGAGGTTCCACCCCGCGCCGCCGCCGATGAACCCGGGGTTCGTCAGCAAGTTCCCAGCACCACCGACGAGGATCTTGTCGGCCTGGATCGCGCCGGCGCGGATGAGCTTCGCGACGTCGAGATACCCCGTCCCGATCTTCCCCGCGTCGATGTTGTCGAACAGAGCGTCGTTGAGCTGGCGCCTCTCCCAGTTCGACCCGAACGCCGTATCGCTGCCCGCGGTCTGCTGCCACTGCCCGACCACGTTCCTCGTGGTCGGGTCGATCTTGAACCAGATCGTGCCCCGCGGCGCAGTACCAGACGGGTCGGACGTGGACCACAGGTTCTTCGCGTTGTGCGTCGCCGCCTGCATCGCCGCCTCAGCCGCCTCTGACGCCGACCCCGCCGCGCTATGAGCCGCGTCTGCTCGCTGCCGTGCGTCATCCGCCGCGGCCTGAGCGGCATCGGCCGCGTTCTGCGCGGTCTGGGCCTTCGCCTCCGCCGCCGCCTGCGCAGCATCCGCCTTCGTCTTCGCATCCAGTGCGGCCGCCGCCGTCGCTGCAGCCTGAGCCGCGGCCGCCTTCGCCGTCGCGTCATCCGACGCTGCCGCGATCGCCGCCAACCGCTCAGACTCAGCAACTGCCTCCGCATGAGCTTCCGCGGCCTGCTGTGCCGCCGCCGCCTTCGACTCCGCCTCAGCGCGGGCCGTGTTCGCTGTCGACTGGGCAGTCCCAGCCGCCGCGGCCGCGTCATCCGCTGTCGACTGGGCTCCCGCCGCCGCCTGCTGCACATCGGACAGCTCCTGCGTCACCACCGACTCGAACTCGCGCTGCGCGTCCTGGATCGCCTGCGTGCGCTGATCACCGATCGACACCCACTCCTGGGCATCCTCATCCCACCGGTGCGCCTCATACGAGGTGAGACCCGTCTCCGGGTCGACGCTCGTGTCGAACCACAGATCATCCGGCCCATGATCCAGTCCCGGCGGCGGAGTGGGCGTGTAGTGGTTCGATCCGCCGCGAGCGTTCTCCACCACCGCGTCCAGAGCACCCTCAATGTCGACCAGCGTCACGTCGACCTCGACCACATCGGACATCTCCGAGCGGGCGCGTGACTGCGACATCGCCACCAACCCCACCCGGTACGTGCCGGTCTGCGTCGCGGCCAGCACGGTCTCGTTCCCCGCCGAGGTCGCGAGGTTCCCCCGCACCGCCGAAGCATCCTCGAGATCCTCGGAGGCGAGCGCGAAGTGCACGTCGATGCGGGCGAAGTCTTCGGGGATGTGGCCGCCCATGAGGATGCCGTCCCAGCGGACGCGGACGACCGGGCCGTCCACGCTCACGACCGGGGCGGTCGGGCGCGGGGGTGGGGGCCCTTGGACGTAGACGATGGCGTGGGTGCCGTCGTCCTGCGCGCCGATCCGCAGCCGCTCCGTGCCGTCGCCGTCGTAGACGGGGATCGCTGTGTTCTCGAGCGAGGAGTGGTTCAGCTGGGAGCGGCCGGCGAGCTGCCGCTTCACCTCAGCCAGGTCGCGGACGATCGGGTCGAGAGGGTTCGCCATCGTCAGTTCACCTTCTCTGCTCGTCGTACCTGCAGCGTCGTCACATCAGTCCCGGGTGTGATCTGGATGCCGAGGATCTTCACCCACAGGTCCCGCTCATCCGTCCACCCGCCCGCCGTCGTCAGGGCGATCTCGTCGCCCACCTGGTAGGAGCCCAGCACGGCGTTCGGGTGCTGGATGACCTGCAGGTCCGTGACGTCCGGCGTGCCGGTGCGAGCCTTGAGCTCCGCCTGGGCGCGGGCCTTCGCCTGCGCGGGGGTCGTGATCGTCTTGTCGGAGACGACCACATCGCGGCCGAGGCGACCCGTCGTGACGGACTGCTCGTCGCGCATCATCGACCGGCCCTCGCCCGCCCCCAGGACGATGACGTGGGAGGCGTACTCCTCACCCGGCATCTCGATCTTGGGGATCTCGAGGACGTTCTCACCGACAACGAACCGCAAATCCGTGCGGCGGGCCCCGAGTGTCGGGTAGCCGTAGCGGAGGCGGTGACGGATCCGGTCGCCATCCCACGCATGCTCCATCCGGTACTCGAACGGGGCGAGCTCCGCGAGGTGATCGAACTCCTTCGCGAGGTCGTGGGTGGACCAGTAGTTCAGCTCGTAGGGGTCGACCTTCTGCGGGGTCGCGGACGGTGGGACGTCGTCGTCACCGATGAACATCTCCCGCGACGAGGACGCACCCACGAACTCGACTCCGAGGTCGAAGCTCTTGCGGGCCTGCGTGTGCTCCCACAGATGCCGGGACACCTTGAGGGGGTCCCCACGCTCGATCGACCGGATGCCCGTGTAGCGAGTCCCGCCGAGGTAGCCCGGAAACCCCACACAATCCAGGGACAGCTTGGGGCCCTCCTCGACCGGGTCCGTGAGGATGCCACCACCACGGATGACACCAGACGCCTCCGCGTAGATCGCCGTCGACCACGGCACGAACACCGGCGCCCCATCGACGCGCAGGTGGGCGTGCTCGTGCGGAATCGACGCGGTCAGCCCGCCGGGCCCGTTGAGGACCTGATGCACCTCCGGCTCATCCAGCGGCAGGTCGAAGTCGATGAAGTCTTCACCGCCGGTCCCGTCGAGGCGGGAAGCGATGAACCGCCACTCGGTCATCAGAACGCCTCATCACCGCGGATCGCGGTCTGCGCGAACGTCAACCGCATCCCCAGCCCGCCAAGCTGATCCATCGACACGCCCAGATCCGACCCTGCGGACAGGGATGCCTTGAACGCGAACGTGACCGTCTTACCGCGCAGCTTCGCCGGCATCACCAGGCCGTCCATGAGAGGCCAGTTGTCGCGCGACGCGTCTCCCGAGTCCGGGGAGTTGAACGCGAAGATCTGCGTCCCGAACTCCCACTGCCGGTTCCCCGGCCACGTCCGGTCCCGGTACTCGTCGCCGAACTCCACCCAGTAGTTGCCGTACACGCTGCGACCCGCCTGATAGCGGACACCCATCCACTGCGCGTCGATCATTACCCGGTTGCACCATGACGGGACCGGCACCCGGAACTGATTCGGACTGCCGTCGCCGCCGGGGAAGTACTCGCCACCGGCCGCGTGCCTGACGGTCAGCGTCGACCCCGCAGAAGAGTCAGCGAGGACTCGCGGACGCCCGAACACGTGCTCCTCGCGGCGCGGGTTCGCGACCTCCCGAATGTCCGTCAGCATCTTGTTCGTGATCGTCGAGGTGGAAGCCGGCTGCTCCAGCCGGACCAGCGGCACATGCGGGAACGCCGGAGGCGACGTGTACGGGTTGTTGGGCAGCCATACGTACCGGTTGTACGGACCGTTGACCACATCCGCCGGAGCCTGCCCCGCGTACTGGGGGTCATCGACCCGCCACACCAGGAAGTTGATGCGCGTGCCCGAGCTGCCGGTGGTCGTGACGGGGACGTCCGTCGACGACATCTCCCACCCGGAGTACGACTGCGCGCCACCACCCGGGTAGTCGTTCGGGGACTTGCAGGAGCCCGTGTGCACACGCACCGCGTTCCCCGGCACCGGCAGCTCCGTCACCACCATGTCAGTCGGGTTCGTGACGCCTCGCGCCCCACCCGTCGCGTCATACAGGGCACGCCTGGCACCCTCGACCGTGTTGTGCGCGCCGATCGGGACGCCGTTCTCGTCCGTCTCTCCGGATCCGCCGATCGCCCACGGAACTCCCTGCAATGCCATGACGTCTCTCCTCAGATGCTTTCGTACGCCGGTCGCCAGGAGACGAGCAGCTGTGATGTGCCAGTGGTGTCCTCACCCGCGAACTTGATCTCCGACGGGCCCGGCGGGATCCGGATGTCCGACAGGCGCGTGCGCCGCGACAGACGCCCAGCCACAGAGCCACCGTTCTCGCGCAGCGCCGTCCTGCGGCGAGCGCTGATCGTGACCGCCTGATCCCACGCCAGCGACAAGTCCAGGGAGATCGACCAGCCGGGGCCGGACACGACGGGGCGGGCGATCGGCCCGCGGATCGTCAGCTCGACGTCGTCCGTCGCGACCGTGCCGCCACCGTCTTCGATCACGCCCTGCCGGACGCCGCCCTGCACCGTCCCCCACGGGAAGACGATCGGGTAGACGAGCCCTCCGGCCTGGCCGGGAGTGATCGTCAGCGGCAGCTCACGGGCGGGCCCGTAGAACAAGTGGCTGGCGCGCTCGAACAGGACAGTCCCGCGGGTTCGCGGCTGCGAGTAGAGGGTCGTCTCATCGAACGTGAAGTCCCGAGGCCGGCCGTATACGACGCGCTCTTCCCCATGCAGCCCATACCGAAGAGCGGTCACGGCGCCCGGAGTGTCCCGCTTGAACGAGTGCCAGGCCCTCGCGAACCTGCCCAACTCCTGCCGCGCCTCACTGGGGGTGTTGCCGGTGACGCTGATGTCCATCTCGACCGGTTCCGGATCGACATAGTCCGATCCGAACCACACCCCATCACCGACAGGGTTCTCCTGGTCCTGGACCCGCCATGACAGTCCGCCCGTCTGCAGCGTGAGGACCTTCGTGGGGGTGTCGCACCCGAACCGGTATCCGGCGATGTCGAACTGTCCGTTGCCAAGCATCAGCGGGCACCTACCTTCGATGAGGACTTGGACAGGCGAGACTTCGACTCGGAATAGCCCGACGCGACCGCTGTGTGCACGAACCCAGTCATCGCCTTCCCGTCGACGTTCAGGGTCATCTGCGCCCCGTTGAGTGCGGCGGCGATGTCCTGGTTCGGGAGTGCCTTCGCGATCGCGTGCCCGAGCTTGTCGAAGTCGATCTGCTGTGACTGGGCGGGCAGGAAAGTGCGGTTCGCGGCGAGGGCGGCGCGGGTGTTGCGGTTCGATTCGATCCGCTCTCCCCCACCGAGGTTGACCAGCTCGGGGCCTTCCTCCCCGACGACAGCCCACCCGGACTTCGCGTTCTTGGTGCCGTCCTTGTACCAGTTGTTGCGCTCCCAGAACCTGCGTGCACCCCTGACGTCGCCGTAGCGCTGCTGGATGTACTTCAGGCCCGCCTGGATCTGCTTCAGCGGATCTGACGTCTTGGTCGCACCGACCGAGCCCCACGTGCTGTTGAGGAACTGGAACAGGCCGTAGGCGGTGCTGGTGGGGTTCTGGGCGTTCGGGTTCCACCCCGACTCCTTCGTGACCAGCCAGTCGAGATCCGACCACTGGTCGCCCCACCCCATCTTCTCCAGGACTTCGCGAGCCATCTGCTTCACAGGCCCGTTCGCGGCACCGGGGATGCCCCCGTCACCCATCAACTTCCCGTAATCGGTGGCCTTCTTGATGAGGCCGTCACGGGTCGCGTTCATGATGCCCGTGCCGAGCTGCCGGGAGAATCCGCCCCCGCTGAGCTGGCCGGTGTGCTTGTTGATGATCGAGCTAACCTGCTTGCGAGCAGCCCGCTCGTACGCCTTCTCGAGATCCCCACCAGCGGACACGCCAGCACGATCGAGGAACGGGTGCGGGATGAACACATCCCCATCCCACGCACCTGCAGGACCACCCGTCGCACCACCCGGAACGTTCCTGTTCGCCCAGTGCACGTGGTTGTAGTGCATGGACCGGACCGCGCCCGTGTACATGTAGTTGCGGCCGTTCTTGATCTGCCGCCCGTTCAGCGGGGAGTAGATGATCTCGTTGCTGTTGCCGTAGTTCCCGATCAGCCAGCTGGCGATCTGCCCCATCGTGGACGTATCCATCGAATATCGTCCGGCGAGATCCACGGCCATGCCACGCGAGTGGTAGGAGGAGTTGCCGGACGCTGTGCGGGACCCGCCACGGTAGGCAGACGTGAGTCGCGACTGCGGGAATGCGCCCTTCACGATCGACCACAGGCCACGCCACACACCGGAGTCTGCGAACGCGTTCACGCCCCGCCTGGGCGCGGAAGACGGCATGACGCCACCGTCAGCGAAGTGCATGGCGAGATCCAGGTGCTCATGATCCCCGCGACGCGCAGCATCGTTCAGCTCCTTCACGCCCCGTTCCCCACCGACTGCGCGGGTGAACTCCGGCCTCATGATGGCCTCGCCACCGCTGAGGTACAGCGAGCCGGCGGTCGGGCTGTAGAAGGAGTGCACGTCCCGACCCGGCGTGTATCCGGGCATGACGCCACCCGTGTAGAACGAGAGCTTCTGCGGCGACGACAGATCGACCCCGACGTCACCGAACGCCTTGTTCACGCTCGACGTGAACTTGGCGAGGACGTCGATGAGGGAGTTCATCTTCCCGCCCAGCTCCGGCCGAGCCTCACGCATCTGCGTGTTCATGCCCGACCGGATGCCACGGAACGCCTCGTTCGACGTGTCCTCCATGATCGAATGCGCCGACCGGTTGTGCTCCTTCAGCACGCCCATGTGACCGGAGTAGTCGCCACTCAGCCCGGTCATCGTCGTGTTCGACGCGGACCGCATGGAGGTGAGCTTCTCGCCCGTCGTCACACGCATCGACTCGAACTCAGCCCGGTTGCGGTCACGCATCTGCGTCTGCTTGTCCGCCATGACAGCCCGCATGGCTTCCTGCTGTGTCGCCACAGCCGTGCGGGACTCCGTCTGCTTGCCGAGGACGACCGCCCGCATCTGCTCCTGCTGCTGGGCTGTGATGTCCCGCATCGAGAACTGCTTCGCGGACGTGTCGGTGAGCATCGACGCCCACCCATCCGACACCGCAGTACGCATCTCCATCATCGACGCGAGCGTGATCGCGGACATGTCCTGCATCGCCGCACCCGCAGCCATCGCGTCCGCATCCACCACGGGGTTCGCGGACATGTCGATGTCGTAGCGGAGGTTCGGGACAGCGAAACCGGCCAAGGTGGACGCGGCGTCCGCGACCATTGACTGGCCCGACAGCATGCCCTGCGCCAGCCCCTCAGCCGTGAACACACCCAACTCCGCCATCACCCGAGACGGTGAGCGGATGCCAAGCACCTGCTTGAACACGGCCTCCATGCCCTTGGCCAGAGCGGCGATCTGCTTCTCGATGTTCGCCTGCTGGGACTCGAGCCCCTTCACGACACCCTGCGCGGCGTCGACGCCACCCTTGTAGAACCCGCCGGTGACGTACTTGCCGGCCTGGGCCGCGTACTTCTCGATGCTCGCGTAGGACGCGTTGATCGACTTCACGTCGGCGCCGGTGCCTGCGAGGAGGGCGTCCGCCATCTCGATGGACGCCTCGATCGACCCGGCTTGCGCGACCTCATGCAGGATCGCGCCGGAGTACCCCATCTTCTGCAGCTGTCCGAGCTTCTGCATGAGGGCCTTTGCCCGCGCGGCGGCTGCGGCGGCGTTCGTGCGCACACCGGACACGCCACTGGTCTGGGTCCACACACCGCGGGCGTTCTGAGACCACTGGGAGGTGACGTCGAGGTCGAAGGCCTTGCTGGTGATGGAGCTCGCGACGGACGACTGGATGCCCTCGAGTTCCTTCGCCTTGTCCTGTGCCGTCTTCAGCTTCTCTTCGACTCGCTCTGCCTGCGAGTAGAGGCGCTTCAGATCAGACTCGAACTTCCGGGCACGCGTCGTCGCCACATTGCGAGCACTCTTCGACAGGTCCTCGTTCTTACCCAGACCGAACAGCCGATCGACCGCGGAGTACCCGCCGCTGAGCGACCCGGTCACCTGGTCACGGATGCTCCCCCGCCGCACATCCGTACGGAGATCGGTACGCAGACCCGCCACACGCTCACGGCGGGCCCGCTCTTCCTCCGCCCTGCGATCAGCCTCACGCTGGCGCTCCTCAGCACGCCGCACAGCCTCACGCGCCTGCTCGACACGCTTCTGGGCGGCCTCACGCCGGCGGTCCTCCGCCGTCGTCGTCTGCCCGCGCTTCTGGATCCGCTCGAGATCGCGTTCCGCGTCCGACAGTCGACGCCGTGCCGAGGAGACACCGCCCTGCGCCATGAAGTCAATGCCGGGCATGCGGCGCATCGTCTCCAGCAGGATCTGCCGCGATCGCGCCGAACCGTCCAGCGGGATGAACGCCTCCGGCACATCTGAACGGTCACCGACGACGCGCCAAGTGTTCGGGGGCACCATCTGCGCGATGGGGTCCATGAACCCGCCAGCTGCGAAGTAGTCGATACCGCCCGCAGCGCGAGGCTTCCATGGGCCTGGCTGGCCTGGCGACGGACGATACAGGGGTCCCGAGTTGCTGGACCGGTTTGGGTTCAGCAACTCGGAGTGCATGTTGGTCACCTTGGAGTCGGTCACCATGTCGACCTTGACCGTGACGCTCGTCGGGATCTTGTTCACCGCATCGGCGGTGTTCTTCGCCTGCGTCTCAGCCGAGTCGGACATCCACGTCTTGATGTCCACACCATCAGGGATGCCCAGGACCTCGCGGGCCAGCTTGTCGGCCTCATCGCCCGTCTTGCCGAACTGCCCCGCCGCGGTGACCAGGTCGTCGTATGTTGTCTGGAGCTGCCCCTGTACCTCCTTCTGCGACGCATTGTTCTCCGCCATCGACTGCGCGGCGCGCATGCCAGCGTCCGCGATCGCGTCGAACGCGGCCTGGTTCGCGGATCCCTTCTCGGTGGTGATGTCCATCGAGGTGCCGTTCTCCTTGATGGACTCCGAGATCCCACGAACGGCTTCCTCGTAGCCACGGAGCGCGTCACGCTCGGACAGCGTCGCTAGTCCCAGGGCGAGGAGCCCATCGAGCATGTCCGTGAGGGACTGGCCGGCCTCAGCGGCAGCGTCACCGATGCCCTCAATGCCGCCCTGCACGCCCGCATCCGGGGGCTGGATCTCTCCGAGCGCGATCTTCGCCAGCGTCGCGTTGTCCGTCGTCAGCCCAAGAGTCTGAGCCTGCTGGATCAGCTGGTCCTTGTACGGCGGCATGAGGTCGATAAGGTTCGACACCGACTCCGCAGTTCCGTCGGTCGCCGCGACCATCTGCTCGAATGACGCACGCGCCGCCGGGGCATCAGTCGACTGCAGGAGGGCAAGCTGTTCGCCCAGTGCGGAGAACCGCTCCCTTGCCTGCTCGGTGCTCGACTGCATGTCCACCATGCCGAGGGACACGACCCGGGTCACGTCCGTCACCACGTCATCCATGACGCCCCACACGTTCGGGTTGATGACCTCGTTGACGGCATTGCCGAACTCGCCAAGATCGCCCTTGGTGGCGACGAGATCGGTGAACGCCTCGTTCAACGTCGAGATGTCGATCTTGCTGGCCGCGATCTGCCCGGACAGCAGCTGCAGCGCGTCCGCCTGCGCGCCCGTCGCGGCGACGGCCTTGTTTCCCCACTCGGAGAGGGGCTGACTTGCCAACGCGACTGCAGTGAGTCCGACTGCGGCGGTCGTCGCGATCCCACGGAGGCGACCCAGTGAGCCGTTGAGCTTCCCCAGGACGCCCGTGGAGTTAGCGGCCGCAGTGCGCAGAGTCGTCACAGCGGTCACGGTCTCCGCCAGCCGCGGGATCAGAATGAGCGCTCCGCCAGCCAGGAGAGCGGCAGTCCCCGCAACCCCAGCGAGTGCAGCTCCGACCTTCACAACCGGGGCAGGGACTCGATCGACAGCCTCGGTCAGCGAGACGACGGCATCTGCGGCGTTCGCGAGCATCGGCAGGAACGTCGCGCCGATCTCGATACCGGCGTCCTTGAGTGCATTGCCCGCCATGCGTATCCGCGACTCAGCCGTCTCGTACCGCTTCGCTGCCTCCTCCGCGAGGGCAGTGCCGCGCTCGTACTCGTCATTGCCCATCTTGAGCGACGACACGAGGACGTCGTTCGCGGACGACAGACGCAGCAGAGCATCCGACTCGCGGATACCCGTGATGCCGAGATCGGAGAGCGTCGCGTTGACGTTCTCACCGTTCGCCTGCGCACCCTGCAGCCCAGCGATGAACCGGGCCATCGTGCCCGCAGAGTCATCGCCCCAAGCGTCAGCGAAGTCCTTCGCAGACATTCCGGCGATGCGGGCGTACTCGTTGATGGAGTCGCCACCGTCAGCGACGGCGTTGCCCATCCGCTTCATCACCTGCGAGATGGCGGTACCGCCGGCCTCCGCCTCGATACCCACCGAGGAGAGTGCGGTCGCGAAGCCGAGGACGTCACCCTCGGACATCCCGGCCTGCCGTCCTGCACCGGCGATGCGCATGGACATCTCGACGATCTCAGCCTCTGTCGTCGCGAAGTTGTTGCCCAGCCCGACGACTGCGGCGCCAAGCTTGCCGACGTCCTTCTGCCCCGTACCCATGATGTTCATGAACCGGGCGAGACTGGTGGCGGCCTCTTCAGCGGAGAGGTTCGTGGCCTCTCCCATGTCGATCATGGTCTTCGTGAACGACACGACGTTGTCCGTCTGGATGCCTAGCTGGCCTGCGGCCTCAGCGACGGCGGCGATCTCTTCATGCGAGGCGGGAAGGGTCTTGGCGAGGTCCCGCAGGCCCTGCTCGATCTTCGCGAGCTGATGGGGTGTGCCGTCGACGGTCTTGAGGACGCCCGCCCATGCGGATTCCCAGGACACTGCGGCCTTCGTTGCAAGGCCCAGCCCTCCGACGACGATCGCGCCGAACCCTGCAACGGCGGTGCCGACCTGGGTCATCTCACTGCTGTACTGGGTGGCCTGCTTCGTCAGAGTGCCGAGTCGGGATGTCGACTTGTCCCAGGACGTTTCGGTCTTCTTCGCAGCGTCCTCTGCCGCCTTCCCCGCTGCGGCCATGTCGGCCTTGAAGTGATTGACCTCTGCACGGAGAACGGCCTTGAGGCTGCGAGTTTCCAACACGACCTCCTATGGGACTATTCGGGTATGGAGAGAAAACGGGAATGGCTAGACACGGCTGGTGAGAAGTCGTTGTCTAGGAAGTGGCGGAGTAGCCGATTCAGCAGCAAGAAGATCCCGCCCGCGAGCAATAACGCAGAGCCCGAGAAGTCAGACAATGCGAACGATGGATTCGACTCGTGTCTCAAGCTCGGGTGCATCTGGGCGCCGCTCACGCTGGTGGCGCTCTTCGTGATCCTGCTGATCTGGGGTTCAGTGACGCCGATGAGTGAAGAGCAGGAGGCCGAGGAGGTCGGGACTGCCTGCTACACGGCTGTGAAGCAGCAGCTCAAGGACCCGTCCTCCGCGTCATTGACAGACACCGGTGTGGTCGCTGGGGATCGCGACGGGAACACGTGGAAGGTTGAAGGCACCGGGACCGCCACGAACAGCTTCGGCGGTCCGTCATCATTCACGTGGAGCTGCACCGGGTTCATTGACAGCGATGACGACGCACGGGTGACTGCGACCGTGACCGAGTGAGTCAGCCTTCGGGGACGAGGTAGGGGCGCTGGCCCGCACCGGGCTTGCCCTCGAACTCCTCCAGCTCCTTGCACCCAGAGCACTCGAGGAGTTCCACCTCGTAGCTGTGCGGGTCATCCCCCGTCGTGTGAGCGAGGGGCTGCCCGCATCCCTTGCAGATGCCCTGCTCGTACACCGTCAAGGCCATCGCGATGATGCGGTCCTTGAACGTCCACTTCGACTGAGGTTTCTTCTCCCCGCGCAGCACCGACAGCGAGACACCCCACTGTCGGGCTGTGCGGGCCTCAGTCAGAGACTGGTCTCCTCGTCCTTCGTTCCACTCCTTGACGATTTTGGGATGGACGCCTCCGGATCCCGCGACGTCAGTTCGTAGAACGCGGACTGCAGCTTCTGCACCTGCCCCTCACCCATGACCTCGCTGATGCGGCGCATCTGGTCAACGGTGAGCACCGGGTCGATGAGAGCCGCGGCGAGGACGTGGAGGCCCTCCTCGTGGAAGATGATCGCCCGCGCCGCGGCCTGGGAGGCCTGGCGCATGGCGTCCTTGATCGTCTGCGTGTCCTTCTCCTCGTCGCGGGTAAGCTGTTCCTTCGCCCACGCACGCGCCTTCTTCGCCGCCTCATCAGCACGGTCCTTGGATGCCTTCCTGGCTTCCTCCGTGATCGCATCCACACGCTCACGGCCCAGTGCCTGCAGGACGAACGTGTGTGCGGACTCCTCCAGCTCACGAGTCAGCATGTCCCGCTGCTCACGGAGATCGTCCGCACCGTCGGACTCTCCCAGGGGCGCGTCCTCTTCGCGGTCGGACTCGAGGAGCATGATCTGCCGGTCGAGGTGGTTGATCTCGCCTGCGAGATCGGGGCGCTGGAAGATGGTGACCTTCGCTGTTGCGGCGCGAAAGCCGCTCACGAAGTCGTCGACGTTGAACTCAGCCACGGGACTTCTCCTTCAAGAATGGGTGTGGCCACGGGCAGGGTTGAGCCTCCCTCCCCACCGCCCGTGGCATGGAAAAGGTGGGGAGGGAGGGGCTTGAGGGGTCAGGCAGTCGCGACCTTCAGGTCCAGGCCGGCATCCTGCACCAGGCCGACGTGGCGGGCCTTGATGTAGCCGGTGCGCTCCGACGCCTGCGGGTTGTCGAGGAGGACCTCGAACCAGGAGTACTCGTCGCCTTCCTCCCAGTCCTCGCGGGACTTCTTCGACGTGAACCGCTCCGCAGCCCAGATCGTCGTGCCCTTCGTCTTGAGCGTCTGGTAGACGGAATCGCCGACGTCATCCGGGTCATCTCCACCGGTGGTCGCCTCTTCGGCGGCTCCGTCGGCGGTGAAGTAGCGGAACGACGTGATCTCGAACGTATAGTTCGAGACGCCTAGCGCCTGCGCATTGCTGTCGGTGCAGAGTGCGCGCTCGTCGACTGTCTCAGATGCCGCCGCGCCGACGCTGTAGTCGGACCCCATGATGCGGCAGGACGCGTCGAGAGCCGCGTTCAGCTCTGCCGCGGTGAGAGCGTTGAGGTTGGCGGGCTTGGTGGGGAACAGGGCCAGCTTGGTACGGCCCTCAGCGAGTGAGCGAGGCATGGTTCAGCTCTCCTTCTTGGTGATGGCCGTGGGGGCCTTGGGTTCTGCCACAGGCTTGATCGGTGCCGGCCGTTCGTGGGCGGGCTTGAGGTAGGGGAAGAGGTTGAGGAAGTGCGCGGGGACGCGGGACTTCTTCTGGGTGCGGGTGTCGATGACGAGGACGAAGTCCTTCGCCGGGATCTTGTCGGCCATGGGTTTCCCTTCGTGAATGCGGAAGGCCCCCACCGGATCGGTGAGGGCCAGGCGGGGGGCTGGTTACGGTTGCATGAGCATGAAACTGAGGGGCTGGTAGAACCGGCCTGGTGTGATCGTCGTGTCCCACTGGATGGGCACATGCGGGTCCGAATGTCTGAGTTCCCCACCACCGGGAAGGGTCTGCCGGTTGAGGAGCCCGATCGTCTGCTGTGCGTGGTGCCGGACCGTCTCTACGGATGCTGCTGCGACCGTGATGGTGAGGTCTGATCGGGAGTCCTGGTGCGTGTAGGCGAGGTCCTGCTCCGCACCCTCTCTGGTGGGCATCGTCCAGATGACGATGTAGGGGCGGATGATCGTCGACCCTGGGAACGTCGGCAGGTCGTCATCGACGTGCCCGTCGTGCAAGAGAGCGCCCGTGAGTGCGAGACGGTTGGTGAGGTGGGTGATGAGTTCCTCGGTGGTCATGTGATCGTCCCGTCGAGGAGCATCCCCATCGTCTTCTCAAACGTGGGAACACGTCGGTCGAAGGCGGGGCCGAGGAACGGTTTGGGTGCCATGCGGCTAGTCCCCCACTCGAGATACCCGGCGTAGCTGGCGGTGGGGCCGATCTCCGCCTCCACACCCGTACTGTCGGTGGTGATGTCGTGGCCGATGCTCGCCCGCAGATTCCCCGTCCGCACAGGGGCGAACACCTTCGCGTCAGCGGTGATGTCCGCTGCGGTCTTCGCAACCGCCTGCCGGGCCATGTTCTGCGCCCTACCGGACGTCTTGCGGAGGTCAGCCGCGAACGCCCGCAGCTCGGAAGCGTCTGCACCCATCACGCCCTCCGGTTCGCTTCGACACACGCGAGGTCGCGGGTCCAGTTCGTCGTCCCGGACTCCACCAGCACGACCGTCAGGATCGTCCCGGTCAGTCGGGGGTCGTCGGGGTTCGCGGTGATCGTGATGAGGTCGCCGTACCCGACATCGGTGAGGTGGATCGGCACGCTCACTCGGTGGGTGACTTCCACCTCAGTCGTATCCACGACGACGACAGGCCGGGTCGACTGGGACAGGAACTGCGCGGAGCACGGCTTCGCGGCCCATACGGGTGTGCCGTAGATGATGCCGGTAGGTCCGCCCGGACGGTCTGCCCTGCGTGCGTCGCACAGGCCGGTGAGGAATCCCTCCGCCGCCGGCCGATGATGCTCCGACCAGTTGTCCGGCATGATGCGGGTGGTGCTCAGCGGCGCCATTCCTCACCCTCCACCTTCGCCGGGATGAGAGGTTCGGTGAGGAGGAAGAACGACTCCTCCTCCACCCCTTCCTCCGCATCGGCACGGGCTCGGAGTGCGGCGGCGTGCTTCCGCAGAGCATCCGCGACCTTCGCCCCATCCGTGGAACGGTCCTGCGTTGTGATGACCTTCGACACGAGCGCCTCAGACGAAGCGATCGCATCCAGCGCCGCCGCCGCGGCACGCTTGAGGTTGTGGCGCTCGATCGCGAGGTACCCCTCCACCTGCTCATCCGTCAGGACGAGGCTGTTGGGGTCGGTGTCTGCGAGGAGGAGGCGCATCTGGCCAACCTCAGTCGTGTAGTCGATGATCTCAGCCATCTGCGCCTCCTCCCCTCAGCCTCAGGCGCCCTTGGACGCGTACGCCACCAGCGCGTGACCGGAATCGAGATCCCGGTACGCCTTCGCGGCACCGTCCACGGAACGACCCCGGAACCAGATGGTGTCGTCGTTGAACGACCCCTCCGTGACCGGGATCGACCCGCCACCGGGACGCTCACCCTGGTCACGCTTGACCCGGATGTCGACGTTCTCGTGGCCCAGCAGCTGAGCGTGCACGACCGCCGGGTGGTCGCCCGACTTGGACGACAGCAGGTACCAGGTCGTGCCGCGAGTCGCGGAGCGGTCGATCTTCGTCAGCCACTTCGCGACGACGACGGTGACGAGGCCGCGGAACGGGTTCTGCATCCGCGTCTTCGTCACCTTCGACCCCTCCGTCACCTGCAGCTCCAGCTCTGCCGCATTGATGATGCGGTTCGCTTCGATCTGCAGCGACGGCGGAACCAGCAGCACGAGGCCGCTGGTGTCGACGAGGTCGCCACGCCAGTCCTCCTTCAGCGCGAACGACTGGACGGCCGCCTGCAGGTTGTCCGGCGACAGCGGCTTCGTGTCGACCGTGGAGAAGAAGTCCGCACGGGGGCCAGTCTCCGACACGAACGTCTCGAACACGTTGCGGTTGGAACGCTCCACCGCACCGTTGCCGAGACGCTTCGGGAAGTCCGCCATGTCGGTGAGGTCACCGGACAGGTCGAGCTCCCACGTGTACCCGAACGCCTTGCCGAACTTGCTGACGCTGTACTCGAAGTCCAGCTCGTCGAGGGTGTCGTGCTTGTACTCTTCACCCTCGGCCACGGGCTCGAACTCGGTGTTGCCGTACAGGTCGCGGAGCTTCTTGGGTCGGAAGTCGGGCGTCTTCTTCTCCAGCGCGAACGCGTCGTACTCCTTGACGGCGTCCTTCTGCGCCTGAACCGCCTCCACCTCGAAGGACTTGTTCAGCAGGAGGGGGAAGTCGCTGGTCGTCATCGCCTCCTTGAAGCTGGCGACGGCGAGATGCTTGCCCTTCTGCGCTTCGTTGAAGAGCTTCGCGGCGGAGAGGATCTTCGCCTTGAGGTTGGGGGCTGTGCGGAAGTCCGCCTCAGCCAGAAGATCGATGTTCATGGGTTTCTCCTTCTGTGCTTGTGGGCGGGTCAGCCGGCGGATGCCGGGGTGGGGGCGACGTAGCCGAACGGCTTGACCTCGGCGGGCCCGGTGCCGGTCGCCTTCACGACGAGGGACACACCCCACGCCGTGTCACCCGCGGTCGCGGTGAGCGCACCCGAGGCGTTGAGGTAGACGACCTGCCCCTCGGTGAGGGCGCCGGTGACGGGGATGCTCCAGGAGCCGTCCGTCCAGATGGTGACGCGGTCGCCTTCGTGGGCGTCGATGATCGCGACACCGCGGACTGCGCCGATCGCGACGGGGCTACCGCTGGTGTAGTCCTGGTCGGCGGTGAGGGTGATGTGCTTCGCTTCGGGGTAGAGCTGGTTCTTCGCCATGGTCAGGCTCCCTTCACTGCGGCGAGTTCGTCCCAGGTGGGTGCCTCGTCGTCGGACTGGGTGGGGGTGTGGGCAGGGCGGGACTCACCGAGGTTGGTGACGCCACCGGCAGGGGCGAGCTCAGCGACGTGCGACTCGGCTGCTTCCTTCGCCTTCGTCTCGTCGCCGCCGTATCGGTTGATGACGGTCTCTGCGAGCGTCGAGGCGATCGTGGGGGCGGTGACGCCTGCCGCCTCGAAGACGTCGTCGATGACCTTGCGGATCGTGGCGAGGGTCTTTTCTGCCTTGAGGTCGGAGGTCTCCGCCTCGAGGGTCTCGATCTTGGTGTTGGCTTCGGCCAGCTGCGTTTCGAGCGTGTCTGCCCGGCTGGCCTTCTCGGTGAGTGCCGCGTGTGCGGACTCCTCGATCTGGATGTGTCCCATGAGGGTTCCTTCCTGGGATTCGGTTGCTGCTTCCTTCCCCGCCGGTGCCGGGTTGGTCTCAATGCCACGGGCGGGGGCGACTGTTCCGCGCAGGATCCCCTCTGGGGTGATCGCTCCTTCGCTGATCGTCGAGGGGGCGAGCTGTCGGCCAGCCTTGAAGTTGATGAGTTCTGGGCCGCTCTCTCCGACCGCCGCCCACCCGATGTGGTTCTGGTACCCGCTCGGGCGGAAAAGGTCCGTGATCTCGTCGAGCGTCGTCGGGCGTGCGGACTCGAGGACTTCCATCACCCGACCCCCACGGCCTGCCTTGGTCACGAAGTCGACTGAGCGGGCTTCGGTCAGCCGCTTCACGACATGACCGTCCGCGGTCTCCTCGACCTCGCCGGCGGCGCGGATGCTGACACCGATCGATTCGGCCATGTCGCGGATGATCGGCTTCCAGTGCTCGAAGATCCGCACCTCAGCGACCAGCCCGTCCGCGCTCGAGTCCCACCGGGCGTCCTCCGCGAGAACTCCCACGAGGTTCGTGATCGACCCCTCCGGGCGTGCCCACGTGTCCGCCTCTGTGGCGTGATCCGCGAACATGAGCAGACCGGCGTGGAACACGCGGTCCGTCGCGGCCTGCTCGATCGTCTCCCGCGGGTAAGTGCCGGAGCTGCCGACGCCGGGGGTGATGATCGTGACGGTCGCGTTACCGCTGCGTGCTGCGGTGAGGGTGCCTGACTCGTGGAGGAGGGTCATGTGGTCTCCTTCCGGAGCGTTGCGAGTGGGGTGGCTTGGTAGGAGTCCCGCCACCCGTCATTCGTGGTCAGGGTGGACAGGTCGGAGATGGTGATGCGGCCGTCCATGAGCAGCTGATACCGGTCCGCCCCGAGGGCTTGGAGTGCGTCCTGGGGGTTGTCGCGGATCCAGTCCTCAGCCGTGGTGATGAGGTCGGCGGGTTCGTCAAGGTCGGGGAATCCGAGGTCAGCCCACGTCTGCGTCTTCGGCAACGCCGTGCATCGTCCATTGGGGTGGTCGAGGGGGCCCGGCTCGTCCTTGGGGTGGACGGTGCCGTGCTGGGCGATGCAGGACGGGCACGTCGTCGCATCCAACTGAGCCCACCAGATCCAGGAGGTGACGGTGTCGTTCGCTCGCATCTGGTCGTGGTTCGCCGCCCTGTGCGCGTCGAGGAGCTCGGTGCGGGCGATACGCATGGCGCGGGCCAGTCCCCCGTTGAACCCGGTGCGGGTGCGCTTCAACATCTCCCTGGCCGCCTTGTCCGGATGCCAGCCAGCAGGCACAGCACGGATCAGGGACGCCTTCACCGCGTCCAGGGCGTCCGGGGCGAGCGGCATGCTGTCCGCGACGATCCGGCTCATGGTGCGGTCGATGATCTGCTGCATCGCCGCCGCATCCACCCTGGTGAACGACTGAAACACAGGGAGGTCCGGGAGTTGCGAGGCGACGACCTGGGAAGTCATGTCCGCCGTCCGGCGCACGATCTCCTCCAGCGGCTCACCCAGCACCGACTCGAACTCCCCCACCAGTTCGGTGAGCTTGTCCGCAGTCACCGTGAGGGCGCGCTGCGTGCGGGCCAGCTGGGCGATCTGCGCCGGATGCAGCACCTCTCCTGTCGAGCGGGCGGCGACGATCTCACCCACCACCAGCTCCCATTCAGCACTGATCTCGTGCCACGCCTGCGACCAGCGGGCGACCAGAGCACGAGTCACAGCGTCCATGTACCCGTCTGTGAGGCGCCGCAGCTCAGACTGCAGGCGCACTGTGATGGCGGTGATAGCCACTATTCGCCCCGCTCGAAACGGCGCACAGCATCATCCGCAGCGGTCACGTCGGGGTCGACCCAGTTCCCGTCGCCGTCGGTCATCGTCTCGATGATCTCGTCCACATCCCGCACGTTCAGGGCACGCAGCAGCAGACGAAGAGTCTCTACGGGTGGCATCTTCTGGGTCGAATCAGCGGCGACGATCGCGTTCACCAAGGTCTCAATCGGGGTCTTGCCGAGGTCGGGCCACACGATGTCCAACGTGCGGTCGTCGACCCCACCGATCGTGACGGTCTCCCGACCCGAATACGCGTCCACGGTGACACTGCCGTGGAGGGGGCCCTGGGGTGCGAGGACCGCCTGATCGATCACATACCCGATCACACGCCGGTACGTTTCGGTCCACACCTCACGGCGGCCACCCATCTCCAGCTCGGTCGGCTGGTCGAGGGTCTCCGCGACAGCACGCGCCCCGGTCTGGCCAGGGTCAGCGAGGAGCGTGGTGACGGGGAATCCGAGCGCGGACGCGATCATCGTGGCGAGGGGCCGTCCGGACTCAGCGTCGATCGTCGCACCCGTCTTCGGGACAGCCTCGAGCTGGTCATCCGGGCCCATGTGGGCGACGCCGCCGGCAGACTGTTGCGCGGAGAGAGCGGCGCGGGCCTGCTGTGCGGCGGAACGCTTCGAGCTGGTGCGCCACGCGATCCTGGAGAGGGACTTCATGAGGACCGCCCAGTCCTCCAAGAACTCCTTGTAGGCCCTCGCCCAAGGGAGTGCCGCGTAGGCGTCGGGGATGCCCCACTTCGCACCCAGGGCGACGTTGACCTTCACGTGGTAGACAGGCGCATCCCACTGGACGGGATGCCCGTCGATGAGCGGGTTCCGCCGGCGGGGCGTGTGGCCGAGTGCTGGGTACCAGACGGTTTCCTGCCGGGACGTGATGCGCCCGGTGCGTTCACCGATCTGCTCGCGGATGAAATCGCGGCGATAGAACCACGGCTCGGACTTGTCCTCCGGGTTCGTGATGATGTCGCTGATCTCGTCCACGTCGAGAGTGCGCGGCTCCACCCGGCCCGTGCGGGGGCTGGTGAAGAGTGCGATGAAGACGTTGCCGTCGGTGCCGAGCGCGTTCTCCATCTGCTCACGGGCCTGCGCACCCGAGAACACGGAACGGGTGTGGTCGTCGTCGAGGAACGCTTGGACGATCGCGTTGACGTCCTGCTCTGCACCGTCACCCACGGAGCGGGCGCTGATACCGACACCACTGCCGAACACATAGGCGGCCCGCAGGTTCAGGCCTCGCTTGATGAGTGGGTTGGCGACGTGCATGACACGGCAAGTGCGGGAGATCGTGCGCAGGCCTTCGCGAGTCATGTCCCGCTCAGTCGCCTGCGTGAGCGCCTGCCAGCCCGCATTCTCCCGATACAGGGCCGCCATGCTGTGGATCTGGTTGTGGGCTTCATCGAGCTGATGAGACAGCGTCGAGAGCCTGCCGTCATCCGGGAACTCGGTGGGGGTGGCCATGCCCTCACGGATCCAACTGAACATGCCCATGCGGAGGCCACCCCCTTCTGTGATCAGTAGGGGGAGATCACCCACCCACGCTCGTCGTAGTCGTCGTACTCCTGCGGCTGCGTCAGGCCGCCCTCGAGGATCGGCATCAGCAGAATCCGGTTGATCGCCTGGGACAGCGCATCGACAGTGTCGTCGTGGGGGCTGTTCGGGAAGTCCTTCGCCTCCTCCAGCAGCTTCGCCACGTTCGGCAGCAGGTGCGGCTCAGGCACGATGACGTCCTTCGACCACACCAAAGGGCTGATCGCGGACGCACGGGCGTACTTCGACCCCTCCGGTTCAATCGGGATCAGCCCGTTCACCTGCCGGTGCAGGGCGTTGATGACCGCGGGGCCGTTGGCCTTGTCTTCAATGAACGCGGCGATGGCCTCGGGCCACTTCGCCCGCATCGCCTTGATCGCGGCGACGGTCTGCGTGAAGTTCATCCGCTCCCGCACCATGTCGAGGAGGTACGCCTGTGTGCCGACGCGCAACCACACCTGCCCCACTACGTAGTCGGAGGACTTCGTGTCCTTGAACGTGAGGTCCCACGACTGGACGAGCTCCTGATCGTCCCGGTGGATGCCCGGCACAGTGCGGTGCCCGTCGGGGTGTTCGATCCAGAGCGGCTGGTCGTAGCGTGCCCACTCGTCGTCCTTCGGGAACACTCCACCCTCGTCCGGGGATGGCCGGCCCTGGTAGAGGCTGGCCCACGTCTTCGGGCCGGACGTCTTCTTCCGTGCCTCCCACTGGTTCGTGGTGCGGCCGCGGGCGGAGATCATGAACTCGCCCGGATCACGGTCGAGGACGTCCGTCTCACCCTTCTCGGGGCGGTGGTCGGCCTGAGCGGGGATGTTGAGGAACTCCCATTCCGAATCCGCTTCCGCGATGAGCCTGCCGGCGAGGTCGTCGGAGTGCCAGCGGGTGAGGATCAGGATGACTGGCGCGCCAGGTGCGAGGCGGGACAGGGCCGTGTCTGTCCACCATTCCCACGTCTTGTCGCGGATCGTTTCGGAGTCCGCCTGCTCACGGCCCTTCACGGGGTCGTCGATGAGGAGGAGGTCGACGGGCCGTCCGGTCATGGCGCCACCGACGCCGGTGGAGAACATGCCTCCGTCGTGGTCTTCGAGCTGCCATTCGCGCTGTGCACTGACGTCGTCGCGGATCGTCAGCCCGAGGTCGGGGTGCTGGCGGATGTCGTCGCGGACGGTGCGGCCCCAGCGCTCTGCGATCCTGGCTTCGTAGGACGCCATGGCGATGCGCAGCTCGTTGTTCTGGGTGAGGGCCCAGAGGGGGAAGCGGCGCGACGCTCTCTGGCTCTTGCCTTCCTGGGGTGGCATGGAGATGATGAGCCGGCTGTCCGGGGTGTTGAACGCTTCGACGAGCTTCTGGTCGATCAGCTCGAGTGCGGGGGTTTGGATGGTGCGGGGGTCGAGAGCTTGTGCCATCGCGCCGGGGGTGGCCCACTTGGGGCCTGTGGTTTCGCGTTGCGCGAGGAAGTGGTCGCGCCAGTCGACCGTCATGGGTGAATCCCATCGGTGTCATTTGTCGCGCTATGCGCCAGCATAGCATGTGCCTTCTGCCACTTCGGCCGCTTTCTCGTTCCCGGCGACGTTTTCCTTGTAGTCGGCTTCGAGTACGTCGTCTCGGTGGAACATGAGTGGGTGGCGTCGGGTGATGTGGCCTGCTCTGATTGGGTGTCGTTTGCGCCATCTGTGGAAGGTGCGTTCTGCGACTCCGAACTCGTCCATGACCTCCTGGAGGGTCATCCACTTCCCCATCATGCGGTCCTCCGGTATGGGGGCTTGGCGAGGGCGAGCGGGTCCTGCCCGTACCGGATTCCACCAGTAGGGTCTCCGAACGCCTTGCCGATGCGTTCGGCAAAGCGGCGGAGCTCCTCGTCTGTCATGGCCGCAGCTTCTCCGAGCTCTCGCCAGTAGGAGAGGACGTCTTCTCGCGTCATAGGAAATCAGGCCTCCTGATGATCTCGCCGCAGCACTGGCAGTGGTCCGCGACTAGGTAGCCGATTGCCGTGCCGGTCGCGTCGTATGCGTAGATGGGGTCGAGGTGCGTCCGGTCGCATCGTGGGCTGTGCGGCATGATGCCGCCCTTGGCAAACCCGTCAGGGGTTAGGTGGGCGCGCCAGCATTCCTCGTGGCCTTCGTTCATGCTTCCTCCCACTGTGCGTCTGGGTGGAGGTTGACGCGGTTGGGGCCTACCGTCACGGTGATGTTCTCCCACGCACCAGCGGTGAGACGGTCGCCTTCGGTGCAGAGGTAGCTCTCGTGGATCTGCTTTCGCTCGGCGTCGATCGCGAGCAGGGTCCCGGTGAGGGTGATGCTCTCGTCGACGATGCGCACCTGCTTGCCGATGTGAGCGAGCGTCAGTGTGGTGATCGGGCTCATGCTGCGGTCCTCTTCTTCCTCTTGTGCTTCTTCTCGCGTTCGCGGGCGGCGAGGCGTTCGATGACGTCCCGCTCGAGCAGGTGTAGCCCGCATGTGTGGCACTTCCACGTCTGATCCCCACCGGGCTCGTCTGGTGGGTGTTGGTGGAGGTTCAGCCGGCCACAGTTCCGGCAGCGGGCGTCGATGCGTTCTGGGGTTGGGGTGAGCGGGAACCTCCCTGAGGCCTTCTGCCACCGCTTGATGATGTCCGCCTCGATGTCCCCCGCGAGGTCACGATCCTGGACGAGTGGGTGCTGGTGCTCGATGAACCGTGCCAACGCCGCGGCCTGATGTTGGGCGGTCGATGCGTCCATGTGGGCTGGGATGCCCCTGTGCCCACCCCAGGCGCGTGCCCTTGGTGGTTTCGTGCCGAGCATGTCTGCGATTGCGCCGGCGTGCTCGACGAGGGCCCCGAACAGGTCATCCGCCATGTCCAGTGGGCCCAGGCTTGTGGGTGCGTGCTTCGCGTATCCGGGCGCTCGTCGTTCGGACTCCCCACCGCGGCCTGGCTCGAGCCGTGTGCGGAGTTCCCCGATGAGGCCGGGGAGGTCGTGGAGTGCGGTGGTGAACATCAGCGCCTCTCGATCTTGATGCGGTTCGCCTCGACCTGCCGTGCGGTCGCTCGGAGTGCCCAGGCGAGGGGTGTGCCGGTCGTGTCGGTGAGGTCTTGGGCCATGCGTGTGCACTCGAGTTCGATCTGTGCGGGATCCCCCGGCATGCCCTTCTCCCTCATCGCCTTTCCGAGGCGTTGGATCGCTTCCTGCAGTTCGACGGTCGCGGCGTGGATGTCGTCCACCCGGCTCATGCGGCCCCCTGTGTGGGTGCTTCGTGGATGAGGGTGGGGATGATCTGGTCGGCTTGGTCCTGCTGGGTGGGGGTGAGGTCGAGGCGGGTGATGAGCTGTTGGAGGATCCATGAGAACTGCGCACTGGTGCGTTCTGCGAGCTTGACCTGCCGCTCCTCAATCCCAGCCCGGAGAGCATCGGACGTGTACTTGGCGAGTTGGTCCTGTGCTTTGTGGAGCAGCTGGTAGATGATGTGCTGCGCCGCCTCTCGTGTCTCCTCCGACGTCGACCCGAACGCCGTCTCACCCTTCTTCCGCTTCGTCACTCCCCAGAACAGGTCATCGTCCGACTCGAGCGCTTGGATCTTCGCGTCCAACCACTCCACTTCCGTCGCCTTCGTCGCGACGAGGTTGAGGAGGATCTGAGCGGGGTCGGGGCTCGTGTCGTCGAGGCGCATGCCGAGCCGCCGGCGGAGGAGACGTTCAGCGCGGGCCTGCATCGCCGCTTCGACTCCGCGTCGTTTGGCGGCTTTGCGTACTTGAGGTGCGTTTCCGCCGTGGTGGTAGCACACTGATCCACCTTTGATGGCGGGCCGCGTGCATTGTTTACCTGTGGTGCGTGCTGTTGCCGTGCACTGGTGTTTGAACGCACTCACTACCATTTCACCGCCTCGCTTGCTACCACGGATCGGACGACGACGCCCAGTGCCGTGAGGTAACGATCCGCGTTATCGACTCCCATAGGATCAATTGTGCGATGTCACCGCGGACATTAGCCAGGACGGCACCCAACGCCGTGTCCGAGCCTCCCGATACTGTGCGAGGACGCACGACCTTCAGGAGGCACGGTGTTTGAGCTGGAGTACAAGTTCCCGATAGCTGTCGTCAGTCAAGATGACGAATCTCTGATGCAGGGATTGGCGTGGGTCGCACGCCATAAGAAGGACGACCCGGATGCGGATGGGGTTACCGTGTGGGCTCATGGCAAGCAGAATCTCGGGTACAACGAGATCATCCGGACATTGGTCGGCCGGCCGGGTGTTCATGCGATCACCGGGCGCGGATTCAGTTCTGTGAGGGTGCGCGGCCCTTTGATCATGGCGTGGGCCAACCCGGAGGACATCGGCGAGCTGATGAAGTTCAGCGCGTCACGGGTGACGGCTTTGCTCGTTATCGGGTGGACTACCCCGAAGCAGTACCCGTGGGCATACTTCGCGGGTGCTGAGTTCATCGGCAACCCGGACTACTGGCACACCCATGATGTGCACATCCACCCAGTCGTGGAGAGGGTGATGGCTGGGATCACTCGGAGCGTCAATCACAACAACACGATTGCCGCCGGGACGGAGAAAGACTGGACTGTCGGTCCACTTCTGCAGCTTCACGACCGCGGCTATGTGCTTGACGAGGATGTTCTTGTCGGCTGGGCTGTTGCGCACGGCTGGTGCGGTTCGAATCCTAAGGAGCTCGGGGAGTACGTTCGGAAGATCAACCGGGGTACTCGTCCGCGGGTGAGCCGGGGGTCGACCCGCCAGGGTTACGTGAAGTCGATTGAGGATGACCTCCGTGAAGCTGGCGTTGAAATTTAGTCGGCTGAGGTCCCACACGTGTGGCTCTGGTGTGGTCAGGATGGCCGCATGAGTATCGAGTATGACAATCGTGGGCTAACTGTCGATGTTGAGTGGTGCGCCGAGCATGGCGGGCATGGTCCGATCTCTGCGTGGCGTGAGCGCGGCGTTGAGTATCGGGAGTGTTCGGTATGTGGGGCCTCGCGGTCGTCGGGGTGACGCCCCCGCAGGATGATGGGCATCGCACACCCGCCCATCATCCTGCGGGGGTTCTCGCCACTACTTCCCACTGGTGGGGTGTTGGTGTGATGTTGAGTGGGAAGCTGCCGCCCCTTGGACCGCTGCCACGGTTTGGCAGGGCCAGACGCCTGCGGTCCGCTGGCACGCCCCGCAGAAGTGCGCGCCCGGTTCGTCGTGGAACTCCTCCGGCTGATGCAGGTCAAGGACGGCCCGGAGAGCGGCGACCGCGGCGGGGAGCGCGGTGCGGGAGTGAGCGATCCACTCCGCGTTGCCCTCGTGGTTGTCAGTCACGTCACCAATGGTTCGGTGGCCCACCTCGGGTGCGATCGTGTGGTGATGCTGAAATGATCGGTCCTGCCATGACCCGGTTCGCCACGGTCCCTGCGTCGCGTTCTGGTCGAGGGTGTGGGTGTGGTCGAGCCACGCCCGGATAGTGTCACTCATCGCTGTCTCCTTCGTATCTCATCCACGGGCACCCGCACTGCTGGCCGGAGACGACGGCCCAGCATTCGTTCGCGTCGTGGTCGTCTATGAGGTGACCGCACGTGAGGCATGGCAGTGCGTACACGTCACGCATGGTTTCCCCCGTCCTTGCAGGCGTTGAGCATGAAGCTGCGCGAGTCGGCCAGGTCGACCACGTAGGCACCGCACAGCGTGCAGTAGCCGACCATGACCCGGCGGCCTTCCCACCACTCCCACCTGCACGTGACGCCTGGCGTCAGCCCTGATCCGACGCACCTGAGACCCGGCACCGTGTTGTGCCTGCGGAGGTCGCCGGACTTCGTGAGCGTGACGGTCTTGCCGCAGAGACCGCATGGCGTTGCGTCACCCATCGTCACTCACCGCCGCGTCGAGGACAGCACGCGCGTTCCCAACGTAGGTCTCGTACAGGTGAGGGAAGTCCGGGTACGGCTTGTTCTTCCACCCGTCGCGCAGCTCCTCCCACGACCACTGGGCCTCCGCGCTGTTCTCGTACAGCGCCCGCGCTCCGCGTTCGACGGCCTCGTCGGACAGCAGTGCCTCCCGCGAGGCACCCCAGCCCGCACGGAAGCCCGCCTGCCAGTCCGGCGACGACGCCTTCCCGGTGGCAGGGTAGGCCGCCTCGATCATTGCGTCCGACTGTCGCTGCCACAGGGCTGCACGCTCCTCAGCGGCGCTGTCGGTCTCGTCCCGGTTCACTGTCCCGCCTCCTCCCGGTAGGGGTTGCGGGGCACGTCAGGGAACGCCGCCTGGCCCTCGTTGTACTCGCGCACGCCGATGCAGTAGCGGTCCCACTCCGCAGCGCACTCGCCCCACGCGTCCGCCTTGATGCGGGCGATGAAGCGGTCCGCGTACTCCGCGTACATCCCGTAAAGCACGAGCTCTTCCTGCGGCGTCAGCGGCTCCACGTCAGCCAGCTGGGGCCGCTCCGCCTGAGAATCCGTACCGTCGCTCATCGCTTCTCTCCTGTCATCTGGTGTGCGGCGGCGATTGCCTCCGCGAGCGTGGGGAACCCGGCCCCTCCCTCCTCGTCGCCTGCGACCCAGAACGGCTTCGCCCTCCACACATGCGGCACGGGGTGGCTCTCGCATTCCCGTAGCCCTGGGCATCGGTCGCGGTGAATCCTGCGCCGCATCTGGTCGTCGGTGAGGTCGGTCGTGACCGCCCTGTCGACCCACCGGTCGATCCCCTTCATGTATCCCCACCACGTGCCCCGCCGGTCGACGTACCGCCCGCTGGCGATGATCACGTCCGGGTCGCCGTCCACGGGGCAGGTGGGGTTCCGGGAGCCGATCTCCGTTTCGAGCTGCCTGCACGTGCACCGGTCACTCACGACTCGTACCTCCACGAGTAGTAGTCGCCCTCCCAAATCAGCTCGACCGGGCCGGACACCACCTTGTGACGCCCGCCTGAGTACTGCTCCGGGATCATCGACCCGTCATCGAACCAGCCGTCCGTCCGCACGCAGTAACCCTGGTCACGCTTCTCGTGCTGGTCGTGGTCGGGCTGCGTCCGCTCCTCGCACACGTCGCACCACAGGCGGCACGGCGCGCCCTCCGGTGCGTTGCACGTGATCTGCCACTCCACGTCACCCAGCACGTCGATGATCACCTGCACCTGGTGCGGGTGGGTTGCTTCACTCATTGGTCTCATCCTCCTGTCACCATGCGGCACTGCCAGCTGCACACCGCGTCGATCAAATCCCTCAGCTCCACGCCGCATACCTCGCAGGTCGTGCGGGGCTCACGCTTCTTGAACCAGCTCACGACTCACCGCCCAGGCCAAGGCGGTCCGCGACCTCGTTCCAGTACCTGTCACCCACCACGCCGCGGGCATCCTGCGCGACCGCGACCGCGATCAGGTTGGCGGTGCGCTGCTCGTAGGCCAGGGCCAGGGTGGCCTCGATATGCGCGACCGCGAGCCGCCTCCTCCCGCTGAACGGGATCGGCCCGGCGAACGGGTTCGGGTGCATCACGGGTCGCTTCACGACTCCTCACCGCCCGTCACCCGCACGCCCCGCGCATGAAGCTCGTGCGCGACGAGTTCGTTTCTCGCCCCGTTGATCCCGCTCGGCCACCCGTCGGCCAGCACGTCCGCGAGGTCCTTCCACGGCTCACGCTGAGGAGCGCGGGTGAGGACGCGGACGTGCTTGCGCAGGCCCCGGCCATCCGTCTCGGCACGAGTGATCACGAAGCGCTCAGAGACCCCGCGGCTGATGAGAACGTCCCCGGCGCGGTACTCGTCCGCGACCTCCGCCGCCTCGTACGCCGCCGCCAGGGAATCGAGGGACAGCGGCTGCCGCAGTGACTCGCGGTTGTTCAGGTCCTCACGAAGGCCCTCAATCTCAGCCCTCAGCTCGTCGTTCTCCGTCTCCAGCCGCGCAATCTTCACGTGGAGCTTGACCTTGCCGCGGTCCTCCACCACCGGCGTCCAGCCCTCGCGGGACATGTCCTCATCCGAGGCCCCCTCGCCATCGTGATCGACCCACGGGAGATTCCTGCCCGCATGGACCCGCCGGGCGATCTCATGCGTGCCCCGCACTGCCAGGTTCGCCTTCTCGAAATCTGCTGCTGTGTACGTCATCGTGAAACCTCCTGTATGGGCCTAGGGCGGCCCGGAATCGTGTCGGTCATGTCCGTGTGCTGTCGTGGGGTGTTCGGCCCGCCCTGACCCCGCCCCGTGCGTCCCAGGCGACTGCGGAGCCACCCGTACGCCCTGCGGATCAGGTAGCGGGCGATCATGACGCCAGCGCCTTCGCCCCAGCGGCGAGGACGTGGGTGCCGCCGTGGTAGTCCACGTACTCGCGCACTCCCATCCGCCCAGACGCCACCCAGCCCCGCAGGCGCCGCATCGCCTTGACCTCTTCCGCCGGCGTCCCGTAGTCCGCGGGGCGGAGGGTCAGGTGGCCGTCGAGGACGTGCCGCTCCACCTCCCGGATGCGAGCCGCCCGAATCCGCTTCACCCCGGCGACGATGTGCGCGGGCTTCAACCAGTCCGCGCTGTCCCGGTAGTGGTCCTTGACTGCGCTCTTCGCGTCCTCGAAATCCAGGCCGCCGATGAGGTCCGACCAGGCTTCAGCCATGAGGGTGCTCGTGTGCCTGCCGTCTATGCTGCTGATGTAGGCGAGCAGTGTGGCGATCTGTGTGGGGGTCATGCTGGGTCACCTCCTGGGAATGGCAGTTCGTTCTGCCGTTGGTTCTTGCTCTCCGCCCACGCGGCGAGGATGGCGATGTTCTGGTCCTCCTTCGCCTGGCCGCGTGGGCTGATTGGTGGTCGGCTGGCACGGTCCTGTCGGTACTTCGCTTCACGGGCGAGCCAGTTGTGGAACGCCGCGGACCAGTCGGCCTTGCGTTCGTCCTTGCTGATCGCCCAGTTCACGAACTCCTCCGCGACCTGGTGCACGTCGAGCCCGAGCTGCTGAGCCTTCGCCTCGTGGGCGTCGGTGGGCGACCAGTCCTCGGGGATCGGCCGCGCTGGTCGCTTCCGGTCGGACTTGGCGGCGTCCCCCCGTGGGGGACCTACAGGGGGTAGTACTTCTGTCTCTGTCTCTGTCTCTGCTTTCATTTCGGTTAGGTTTTCGGTACCCGAGTCGCTAACCGACTGGGTTTTGGTTCGGTTAGCGGGTCGCCCCCCTCGTTTACCGTTTTCCCTGTTCACAGCCTTGCGGCGCTCAACTTCGTCTCTGGTCTCCTGCATTTCGGAGTACTCGTGCAGCAGGTAGTCGCCGTCGTCCAGCTCGACCAGTGATGGTCGCTCCGGATCGTTGGTTAGCAGTTCGGTAACCGCCTCGGTTCCCCATCGGTTAGCGATTCGCTTAGCGATTCGCCCATCGGTCAGGTATCGGCGCGAGTACAGGATCATCTCGACGTGAGCGCGGAACGCAGCATCAGACAGGGGTGCGATCTTCGGGTGATCCGCATAGTCCAGGTCGAACCGTGCGAACAGTGATGACCGCTTCGACATCGTTACGCCACCTCCCCCGCTGGTCGGTTCGCGTACCGCAGTAGCCTGTCGGGGCGGAACCCGTACCAGTGGTCGTCATCGGTGACGACGACCGGGGCGGACTGATACCCCATCGCCTTCACCGCAGCCATATCGTCCGGAGACGTGGACAGATCCACCGTCCGATAGGTGAGTCCGGCTTCGTTGAGCCAGCGCTTCGTTGAGTTGCACTGGACGCACGACGGGAGGGTGTAGACGGTGATGTTCATGGTGTCTCCGATCTGCTGTTCAGTGCCGCTACCGCTCTGAATACCTGCATGGCTTCGTCATCGAAATGGACTGGCCTGGACTCCCCGGAGACCTGCCCGCAGTGCGAGCAGTGGCCACATTCGTTCGCTCCCCACTCGTGTGGGCACCCGTCCGGGTAGTCGCTGCTCTCCCAATCGATGTCGGCGAGATGGACAGGGAAGGTAACCGCGTCGATCGCGGCGAAGGACCGGCCGCGCTTGCTCATCCACATGCGCTGCGGGAATCCCATGTGAGTGTCGACCAGGCAACGTGCGGTTCCGTCCGCGTCGATCACCCACTGCCCCGGTTCCAGTGACCCGGCTTCTTCGGGTGTGCTGATGATGTTGTTCATGATGGTCCTTTCAGAAGGGGATGACGTCGTATGCGTCGAGGCGGATGTGCAGCCGCACCCGCGCCGGTCGTGGCCCGTCAGCGGCGAGCCTGTTGTCCGTGCCGTGGGCGTACAGCCATGGGCCGATCACGTGCGCGTTGGTGTCCTCCGGGATTTTGTTCAGCCTCACCAAGGCATCGACACACGCTTTCGCGGTCGGGTAGAGGTTCATGGCGTCGTACTGCCGGCGGGTCGGCTTCACGATGCCGACGAAGACTGTCGCCCGCTCCACCGGGGTGAGCTTGCGTGCGGCGATCTGGGTGGCCTGGATGATGTGCCTGGTCGGACCCGACCGCTTCGCCCAATGGCCGTGACGATCGTTCGCGTTGAGGATCCACGGCTGCGGAATCTCCACCGTGAACGTCTGAGGCTTCACGACTCACCGCCGTGGTCGCACCGGTCGCAGCACTTCCCGACCTTCTTCGCGAGGCGGCGGGCGCACTCACCCACATCCCTCAGGCAATACATGCACCTCATGCCGCGACCCCCAGGCTCTCCGCGCAGGCCGCGATGAGGTCCCGCGCAGCCGGCGGCGTCACCGCGTTGCCCGCCATCCTGACTTGATCCCTCTTCGTGCCGAGGATCTTGTACTCCGCGGGGAACGACATGGCCCGCTTGATCTCGTCCGGTGACAGCATCCGGAATGATGCGTCCTCGATCGAGGGGGTGTGGCCTGTCGTGAGCGCGTGGTGCGTGCCGGACGCCGTTACGGTCGCCAGTGGCTCAGCGGTCGGGCGAGCGTCCGAGGATCCGCCCCGCAGTTCGGTGATGAACGGTGGGAAGGCGACCGCCTTCGATGCTGAGGTGTGCATGGTGCGCAGCGGCTCCGTCTCCGGCCAGATGCGGTAGTAGTCACCGCCCCGCTTCGGGTCCGTACTGTCGTAGGTGTTGCCCGCCGCCTCCAGGTGGAGTGCAGGCGTGAGCAGTGCGGTCTCGTGCCGTGCCGTCTGCGTCCGGTACGGGGCATCCACCGGCATCGCGGCCTTCCCTTCCCGCCCCTCGACGGGGACGAGGAGGGAGGCGTGGAGTCCGCCGGCGACCATCGTGGGGGCGGCCTCCCGCACACTCGTGGAGCGCGTCCCATCGCTGCCGCTGACGTGGTTGACGACGAGCGGGTCCCGCTCCCCACCAGCCCAGTACCGATCGATGCCAGCCTGGATGCGACGCATGGTCTTCTCAGCGAGGGGTCTGGGTCGGTCTCCGATCCTTGTGCCGAGGTCCGACCAGTCGATGATCGAGGATGCGGGGATCCAGTCGGGTGTGACCTCGCGGCCACGGCAGGAGGTGTGCGGGCAGCGGAAGACGTACTGCGAGCGGTACCGACCAGCGCGGCGTCCGGCCTTCCACATCTTGATCGCCTCGACGCGACCGTGCTCAGGGCAGTGCGCTGGTGGTCGCTGGATGCGCTGCAAGTCCGGGCGCGGGTTGCCCTTCCGCCAGAACACGGCATAGAACCGGTCCCGACTCTGGGGTGCGGGCTCACCCATCGCCCAGGCATGCATGCTGTTGATGAACACGACCTCGTGGTGATAGCCGAGGCTGTCCATCGCTTCCAGCCATGCGTTGTACGGGAGCCACCGAGTCACGTCCACGACGTTCTCCACGATGATGATGGAGTACCGGTGCGCCTCCGTGAACCTCGGGACATCCCACATGGTTGCCCGCGATCGCTCCGCTGCCTCGTCCGGGATCGGATTGAACAGGTCCGGCTGCTGGTCCCTCTTCCCGCCCTTCGCGATCGAGTGGTTCGTGCACTCAGGTGACGCCCACAGGATGTCCGTGCGCGGGTAGAACCGGGGGTCGATCTGCGACAGGTCCGCGCAGACGTGGCCGGTGTCGGGGTGGTTCGCCTCGTGCGTGTCCACGGCGAGCTGCCAGTGGTTCGAGGCGACCCGCACCTGGACGCCAGGCACCTGCACGGCGCCCGTCGAGGAGCCGCCAGCGCCGCAGAACAAATCGGTCAGGGTGATCATGCCGCCGCCTTCCAGTGGTTGCTCATGGTGGGTGCCGCCCACCCCTTCCTCCGGGCGTGCGCCCGCTGGCGATCCGCGATGTCACCCTTCGGCCGCGGGAGGGACAGCAGGTAGTCGTACGTCTGCCCGATCAGGTCCGCCGTGACCCGGTACACGCGAGGGCGCGGATCATCACGAGTCGACTTGATCGTGCTCACATGCAGAGCGGACACCCGCGCAATGTCCGTCGGGGTCCAGCCGATCGCGGACAGGGACCGCAACATGCGGGCCGGGACCGACGACGGGACCTCACGGCAGTGGTCGTACACGTCCTTCTGCCGGGTGGAGAGGATCGCTTCCTCCGTCGACAGGTAGATGCGGCGGTCGGTGGTGAGGATGTTCGTCATCGTCGGATTCGAGACCCCTGTGGCTCGCTGGATCTCGACCATCCGGAACCCGGACGCGAGGAGCAGCTCGACGTGCTTCCGTGCGCGGGTCGCATCGACTGTGCGTTTCATGCCGCCACCCGCTGCCGGCGTGCGTGAGCGAGCTTCATCTCATGACGGTGTGCCGCCTGATGCTCCTCACACCGGCGTGCCAACGACGGGAGGGCAGTGATGTCAGCACCGCAGTCCAGGCAGGACCGCCCCGGATCCGCCTTCCGCCGTTGGGCGGGGGTCAGCCCCCCGAAGACCCCGTGCCGTTCCCGTGTGGGGAGGCCACGCTCGTCCTCGATCGCCTGCGCAGCACACGCCTCCATGAGGGGGCAGGTCGCGCAGATCGACTTGGCGATCGCGATGGATGCGGTGTCCTGGCCGAAGAAGATCCCATCCGCCATCGCCCTGTCGAGGCGGGCGCACGCGGCTGTCATGACTCCACCAGCCCGAGCATGGCAGGCACCTCAGTGGCCCAGTAGCCGTAGCTCTCGATGACGTCGCAGACGTGCTCACGCTCCCGCTCCGAAAGGTGAGTGAGCGGTTCGTAGAGGGTGGTGTCGTTTGAGAACTTCGCGAGGTCGTTCCTCACGTACGGGTCGAAATCGACCCCGATGATGTTGGTGCTCATGGTGTGTCCTTCACGAGTCGGGGTCCGTCAGAAAGGCGGACGGTCGTCCTGCGGCTGGGAGCCAGCCCATGGGTCCTGCTGCCCGTACCCCTGCGCCTGCTGACCCGGCGAGTACGAAGGCTGGCCCTGCGGGTGGCCCTGCTGGGCGTACCCCGGATCGCCCGCATACCGATCCGACCGCTGCGGACGCGGCACCACACCCACCTGAGACGCCGTCACCTCATACGTCTTCACCAGCTCACCCGTCTTCGACGTGAACTCCCCACCCCGGAACCTCCCCGTCACAAGGACACTCGCCCCCTTGCTCAGGTGATCCGCGAGCGTCTCCGCACGCTTCCCCCACATCGCCACCCGATAGAACGTCGTCCCGTCATCCACCCACTGGCCCGACTGGTCCTTCTTCGAGTGGTTCTCCGCCAACGTGAAGTTCAGGACGGACTGGCCACCCTGCGTGAACCTGAGTTCCGGGTCAGCGGTCAGGTTGCCGGGGATCGTGATGTCAGCCATTGGTGCTCTCCTTGATTCGTGTGCCGCGCCCGGTCAGGAAGTACCGGGACCCATCGGCGTAGGTCATTGCTTCTTCGAGGGGGCTGGACCACGACGGGACCAGCCACCCGTGCTTGTACGACTGGGCAGGATTCGCATGCACCCACCCGTGGCATCCCGTCGTCCCCGTGCCACACAGAACGGCGAGGTTCTCCACCCGGTGAACGGCGCTCTTGGGGGCTTGGGAGCGCATCATCCGGTGATGCACGTTCGACCCCTGGTGGCCGCAGCGGACACACAGGCCGTCGTCCCGCCGGATCGCGAGCTCCGCGTTCTTCGCTGGGACCCGGCTCATGGCTCCCCCACCCCAGCGACCTGGTACTGCGCCAGCAAGCTCTTGTTGAGCGACTGATAGGCCATCAGCTCGGACTGCAGGGCCCTCGAGAGGCGATCCGCGTACCGGTACGCCGCATCCGCCACGTCACGCGCTTCCCGCTCCGCATGCGTGGCGACCTCCGCCGCGTACCGCTTCTCCGTCTGCGGCCCCTCGTGCTCGAGGAACGCCTGCGCGAACGCACGGTCATAGATGCGGTCCGCGTCGAGGTACTCCCCATACCGGGAGTTGCAGACACCCGCGGAGTTCGCGATCCGGGTGGAGAGGCCACGGATGTGCTGCTCCACCGCAACAGGGGTCAGGTCGCTCATGCCGCCACCGCCATCCCCGCCTCACGCAGTGCGTCCAGGAACTCGATCGGGGCGCCCGCCTCCTTCGCCTGCGACCAGATCGCGTTCTTCTCCTCCGGCGTCGTCGCCGCCGTCATCTCCGCGAGGAAGTCCCGCGACAACTCCGGCTCCGAAGGCTCTTCTGCGGGCTTCACCTCCGGGGCGTCCGCGTCGACCGGGGCGGACTGGGCCGGGTTCTGCACCAACGTTCCCAGCACGATCGGGTTCACGTTGCCGTTGTTGTAAAGCGACAGCCCGAACTGATCGCCCAGGTTCGTCGCGGCCCGCTTGAGCGCCTGCGACTCTGACGTCTTGATCGCCATGTCGTGCGCGTCCGCCTGCTTCGACACCGGGAACGACGAGGCGGACCCCGCCGCATGCTCCGTGTAAGTCGCCAGCACCCCACCATCGGGCGCGTGCACCGTCAGGCGGAGGCCCGCCCGGTAGCCGACACTCACCGCGGGCTGCTTGCGCTTGTTCTCGTGGAACCGCTCGTACAGCAGCTCCATGCTCACCACGTCCGCAGACCAGCGGGCGAAACCGAACACGCGGTTCAGGTGGGCGCGGATGTCGTACGCCTCCATGTGCGACATCCCATCCAGGCGGTGGACGCGCTTCGGGTTCACACCCTGCAGGAGCTGGGCCAGCTGGGCATCGTTGAGGTAGCTCATGCTGCGTCCTTCGCCGGAGTCACTGACAGGCGACCCTTCGTCTTCTTCGTCTCCTCGCGGGCGTACTTCGCCCACAAGTCCGGGTTCTCCCGCTTGAACGTCTCCTCGTCGAACACGATGACGTCCTTCACGGTGTCCTTGCCGCGGCTGATCGACCCCGCCCCAGACACGTGCTTCGTGAAGTTCGGGGCCTCCGCGATCTCCTTCTCAATGAGCTCCTTCGCGGCCTCCTTCTCCGCCTTGCCCGCCGCCTCACGCTGCGCGCCGATCGCGTAGTCGTGGAGGTAGATGTCGAGGATGGAGGGCTCGTTCATGCTGATGAACTGCTCCCCGATCTCGATGAGCTCCGCGATGCGGTCCTCGTCCCGATCGACGACGTACACGGTCGGCTCCATCTCCGTGGGGATGAAGTCCTCGTGGAACTCGACGATCAGGTACGCGCCCTGCGCGCCCACCGTGTACATCTGCATCTGCAGCTGGTCGATGTACTTCTGGGGCGGCGCATCCCAGACGGGTGCCTTCGCGGTCTTGATGTCACCGACGAGGGAGTCGTCCATGTTGATGAGGTCAGGGGTCGCGCCGAACCGCTCATCCTGGGTGCTGATAAGGAAGTTCGTGTTGCGGGTGAGCGCCAGCTCTGCGGCTGCCCACCGTGCGATGACGGGCTCCCTCGCGATGCCGTGATCGGTGTACTGGTTGCCTTGGAATGTGCGGTGGCCGGCCTTCTCCGCCTTGATCGCGTTCCAGGTGGCGGGGCCACCGTTGGCGAGGCGTGAGAGGTCTGTGGCCGTGACGACGGTGGACCGGATCTGGTGCCAGAGTTCCGGGTCGTCAGATGACGCGTGCACTGTGTAGTTCATCGTGTGCTCCTGTCTCGTGCTGCAGCCATCAGCCCCGCCAGCGCCGTAAGGGTGCCGACGATCGTGAGGCCGTTCGTGCTTGTGGTGAGGTGACCGGCGGCGGCGATCATCGCCACACCAGCCAGGTAGACGGGCGTCCAGAGGAAGACGAACCGGCGCCACTGGTAGCGGGTCATGCCGTCGCCTTCTGCTGATCGACGTACGCCTCCACATCGGCGGGGTCGAACCGCCACACACCACCAAGGGCGACACCACGGAGAAGCCCGCGCTTGCGGAGGATGTGGACGTACCGATAGCTGCACTGCAAGACCTTCGCCACGTCGTACGCGGTGAGGAGTCGTCGCATGGTCACTCCTGGAAGAGACGGTTGAAGTAGGGAAGGTCAGGGTCGACATCGTCGGGGCGGTTGTTCAGCTCTTCCTGGCGGGCCTCGTCCATGGACTCGAGGAGCCGCTCCCACTTCTCGTCGCGCTGGATCTCAGCCCACTCCTCAGCGGTGAAGAACATCAGGACCACCACCCCGCCGGCTGGACCACGATCGAGTCGGTGATGGTCTGCACCCCGTCAGCCGAGGCCGTGAACGTGACCGTCAGCGGAGGGTTCGCGGAGGCGACCTTCCACTCCGCCCGCACCTGCTCCGTGCTGCCCCACCCGTCCACCGACTCCCATGCCCACGTCTGCGTGTCGTACCCAGACACGTGGATCGAGAGCGTGAGCCCGGTGACCGGGGTGGGACCGTCGATGACCTGGATCTTCGTGTTGACGTGGAGGGTGCGGTTCTTCGGTCCATCCGTCGCCGTCAGGTTCGTGAACCTGAGCCGCGACTTCACCTGCGATGCCGCTACGGCAGGAGCCGAGGTCGCGACGACGACAGTGGGGATCGCCCAGCCGACACGCAGGGCCGTACGCCTGTCAGGCGCCGCAGTCCGGACCATCGGAGTCCACCTCCTCAGCGCGGAGCTTGCGGATCGCGTCGCGGGCCATCTCGAACCGCGCCACGTCATCCGCGAAGGGCACCTCGTCGCGCACGATCCGATCTGCGATCAGGCAGGCGTAGAAGTTCCGCTCGTTGGCCAGGTGGATCATTGACTTGCTCACGGCTGCGCCTCCTCGCTCAGCAGGGGTGCATGCATGCGGTAGATCCCGCGGTCCGGATCCGTCACGTCGAACACGGTGGCCTCTGCGGCGACCGAGACCGTCGCGAGGAACAAGGCCGTCGCACCCAAGACCGCCGCCGCGATGAACGTGGCGAGGATGATGTCGCCTCGATTCATGCCGCGACCTCCATCTGCCCCTCACGGAAGCGGCGAAACAGCATGTCCAGCCCCTTGCCAGTGATCCGCACCTGCGGAGCCGACGACTGACGGATCTCCCCCGTCTCCATGTCCGTGTACGTGCGCGCTTTCACCGCGAACAGGCCCTGCTCGAGGTACTGCTGGTACACGTGCGGGCGACCCTTGCTGTCGCGGTACAGGAAACGCCAGTCCACGAGCTGCTGAGCGAGACGCTTCTGCCCGATCGTGACGACGCCCTGCTCGAACAGGACCTTCGCCGCCTCCTCGTAGGACCACGAGCCGGCAGACGAGACGATGTGATCCCATGCGTCCGCCTTCGGCTTAGCGGCGGCGAGCTTCGCCTCCGCTTCCTGCTGGCGGCGGTAGCTGATCTGCAGCGCCTGCTGGATGATCCGCGCCTCCTCGAGCTCCTTGCTCACCGGTGCGGAGTAGGAGCCGGTCTTTCGGATCGACGGGAGCACCTCGCGGGTGATCCACCGCTTGAACTGCTTCGCTTCCGCCTTCCGCGATCGGAGGATGAGCGAGTAGAGGCCCGACTCGGAGACGATCGTGAGATTCTGGCGCCCGCCAGGGGTGTCCATACTGTGTACCCCCTTCTCGTCCTCATCGAGGAGGGCGAGCGAGGACCGCATGTTGGCGAGGGCGAGGACATTCGCGGTGTCGACCGCGACGAACCACGGCTCGCCATCGACGGTCACGGTGCGGACTTCGGTACCCTGGTACTGGAAGATGTTCAGTTCCATCTGATTCCCTCCTTGGGGATCGCGGCCCTCACCTGTGGCAGCAGGTGGGGGCACTCTTCTTGTGGTGGAATGTCGGTATGGCTGACGCAAACGAGTTCCCGCCGATCTGGACCCTCCGAAACGGAGACAACTTCAGGCAGGAGAACCTGCAATCGAAAGTTGAAGCCCGAGCGCTCGACCTGTACCTGTCCTCAGATGCCACTCCGAAGCGAGTTCGAATCACTAGCCCCAGTCGGACACAGGTCCTGCAACTCGAAGACACCCCCCGATACGAGCTCTCGCACGGCCCGCTGAGCGCCGAGGATGAGATCGACGCGGCCAGGCTTGTGGAAGCTGCCTTCGCGAACGGCGAGCTGACGATCGAAGGGCGAGATCTCATCTGGTAGCCAGTTCGTGAAGTTCCGCTATCGCCCCAAGAATTCGCGGGCGAACTTCTTGCGGGATCAGCGGGAAGTTCTGATCCGCGAGCTCCCTCATGACCTCCGCGACGTGCTGTGCTTCTGCCGCCGCATGCTTCACGGCGTTCGCTGAGTACTGCTGCACTTCTCCTCCTCTCTTCGGCCCTCACTCCCGTGGGGGCCTTCTCTTTGATCAGGCCGCCCGTGCGGGCGTTCTACCGTCTACCACTTCGGGCACGAAAGCCACGTCGCGAGGGATGCCCCATGCGTGTTCGATGCGACGAGCCGTAGAGAGGTTCACGTGGTTCTTGCGTGACCCCTTCGAGTCCTCACCCTTGCGGAGGTACTGCAGCTGGGTATGGGAGATGCCGATCTCGTCGGCCATGTACCGCTCCGACTTGTCGCGTCCGGTGGTCAGGTCGGACTTGGCCTGCCGGTAGTACTGCATGAAGACCCGGCGGTTGATGCGGTACCTGAGTTCTGCGTTCACTTTCACCTCCTTGTCGTTGGTAGTTCTACCGTATACCGCTTGCCAGCGATCGGCAACACCCAATCTGAAGCGATGCCAGGAACGGCGCGGGCACTGGAAATTACACCCGTGTAGTTCTTTGCCAGTCACGGAAACCATAGACTTGCCGGGACACTCCCCCTCCGTCGAAGGTGATCCCGTGAGCAAGCTATCCGACCGCCTATCCAAGGCGAAGCGCGAACTCGACATCTCCACCCGGCAGATGGCAGAGCGCGCAGAGGCCAACGGCTACAAGCTGTCGGACTACAACGCGAAGGTCTACACCAACGGGAAGCACTCGCAGAACCCAGACCCCAGCACGCTCGAAGCACTGTCCTACGTGCTCCGGGTGCCGCTGGCTGAGGTTCGGGAACTGGCGGGCCTGCCGGCGGAGACGGAGCCCTTCGAGGCGCACGCGTCGGCGGACTTGCTCACTCCCCCACAGCGGACCGCTGTGAACGAGATCATCCGCCTCCTGGCGGAGAGCAACAAGGGAGCAGCGCATGCGTCGCAGGCAGAGGATCAAGAA